TTGTATCTGTAGTACAAGGCATATTTCGCTTTGCCACGTCTGGTAATGTAATCCGTACTGTTTTTAACGTCGCACTGAATGTCATCAAGCAGGTGGGGTTGGCGCTATTGCGTACACCTTGGGGGATTGTCGCTGCAATTGCGATTGGTGCTGCCTTAGCTATATACAAGTATTGGGATCAAATTAAGGCATTCTTTACAGGATTTTGGCAGGGCTTAAAAAAGGGAATAGAACCATTTACCACAGCGGTAGTTAATCTTGTTCAATCTACACCATTGTTAGGTGCTGCATGGGATGTGGTAAGCGGTGCAGTTTCTACAGCATTTGAATGGTTTAAGAATCTCCTTAAACCGGTTGACGCTACCAAAGAGCAAATCGGCAAAGCAACCTCAGCGGGTGAAACATTTGGAAAGTTGGTTGGTGGAGCGATTAATCTTGTCCTAACCCCCTTAAAAGCAGTCGTTAATCTGTTTGGCTGGATTGTCAATAATGTTGGAAAAGTCGGTTCCTTAATTGACAAAGTTTCTAATTTTAAAGTTGGTGAAAGTATTAAAAGTTTGTTTACAGGATCCCCATCTAAAACAAGTAATGAGCCAAAGGCTTTACAACCTCCAAAGTCAATTGCTGCCCCTACGATGAAACCTAATAATTTTTTAGGATCGACGGTTCGAGAGCGTAATAACAACGACGGACTTAAAAAACCGCCTAATCAAATTGCATCACCACCCCCTATTCGACCAGCATCGAATCAACAAAAAATACCACAGCAGACAAACCATATAACCCAATCATTTACAGTAAATGCATTACCTGGACAAAGCCCGCAGCAAATTGCCCAAGAAGTGATGCGCATACAAAAACAAGCCCAAGGCGTACAACAACGTAGCCTTATGGTCGATTGGGGGTACAGTCAGTAATGGATGGTCAAATTTTTGGAACGTATCTCACTATGATGAGCCTTGGCGGTTTTAAATTTGGCGTGTATACGGCTGCATACCAACAACTCAACCGAAGCACCCAGTATAAGTGGGGTGAACAGGAAGTTTTTGGCGGTTGGGATAACCTTCAATATCTTGGTCCTGGTCAAGACACGCAAACATTAACAGGTGTGATCTATGGAGAATGGAATGGGGGATTCCAGCAAATCGATAAACTTCGTGCCTTAGCCGCTAAAGGAGAACCTCAACTTTTAATTTCTGGTACGGGTCGCATTATGGGCTATTGGGTTATTAATCAGATTGATGAAGGGCAAGAAAAATTTGCCGCATTTGGTGTTCCACGCCGTCAGGAATTTACCATTAACCTGCGTAAATTTGGAGACTCGGCAGGGCGTTTAGGTTTGATGGATAGCTTAGTCAATGCATTGGGGAACTTATAATGGCTCTATACAGAACGAAAGATGGTGATACGGTAGATTCGATCGCTTATAAATATTATGGATCGACCACTAATAAGTTGGTTGAAAACATATTTGAAGCCAATCATCGGCTTTCAGACTACCCACCATTTTTACCCGAAGGTCTTTTAATCGAACTACCAGAACAGAGTCAAACCACAATGACCACAACGAAAAAGGTGAAACTATGGGATTAAAGCCATGCTTTCAAGTTGTGGCCAATGGTAGTGATATTAGTCAGACGATTTTTCAATTATTTGAATCGATATCTATTACTGACAAAACAGGGATCGAATCAGATACCTTTGAGATTAGCCTTATTGATGATCCTGCACAACCCATAGCGATGCCCGCACGAGGAGCAGAGTTGCTAATCTCAATGGGCTATGATGATGTTTTACAGCCAATGGGAATGTTTGTTGTCGATGAGATTGAATTGTCTGGCCCACCGGAGAAAATGATCATTCGTGGACATGCTGCCGTTCAAACTGAGAGTAAAGGCGGCAAGACATCACTACAATCTCAAAAAAACCGCACATGGCCCAAAGATACAACCATTGGTTCTGCTGTGATGAAAATTGCGGGTGAGCACAATTTAACGTACATGGTTAGTGAGACATTAAAGAAGGTTAAGTTACCGCAATTAGCTCAGTCAGATGAGTCTGATTTATCTTTCTTGATGCGTTTGGCCAAGCGTTACGATGCCATCTGTAAACCAGCGAATGGCAAATTATTATTTGTTAAACGCGGCGAAATCAAACTTGATCCTATTGAGTTGACACGTTACCAAGTCGGACGTTGGTCTATGACTCGTAGCTCACGTGATAGTACGGGCACCGTGATTGCCTACTGGCACGAAAAAGCCAAAGCTAAAAAGCATGAAATCAAACTAGGTGAGGGCGAACCAGTACGCCGTTTAAGACACCATTATCCAGACGAAAAAAGCGCACAAGCAGCAGCTCAAGCTGCACTTGATGAGTCAAAGCGGAATGAAGATAAACTTTCACTGGAATTACCAGGTGATCCAACTTTTTCAGCAGAATCACTATTGGCCTTGTCTGGTTTTCGCGATGGTATTGATGGTGAGTGGGTTATTGATTCAGTCACCCATACAATCAATAAAAGTGTGGGTTTCTCAGCAAGTTTAGAGGCGTTAAAAAATATAAATGAAGTCTAA